TATAGGTGCAACAAGTGCTACAGATGCAGCAAATGAGGCAACAGCTTTAGCAATAGCGTTAGGATGATAACATGGCAAATACTTTTAAATTATCAAGCAAAGCAGGAGTAACAAGTGCAGATGTAATCTACACAGTGGCTAGTAGTACAACAACTATAATACTAGGTTTGATATTAGGAAACACAACAACAAGTCAAGTTACTGCAACTGTAACATTAACATCTGATACTAGTAATAGAACAAATGCTAATGATGAAGTAAATCAAACAGTTGAACTTATTACCAATGCTCCCATCCCAGCAGGATCATCCTTAGAGCTTTTGGCTGGTAACAAAGTTGTTTTAGAAACAACAGATAGTATATCAGTATCTGCAACAGGTGCAACAGACGTTGCCTTATCTTATATGGAGATTACATAATGCCTTTTGTTGGTAAGTCACCAGTTACAACTTTTGAGGCTACAACTGCCGTACAAAGATTCAATGGCGATAACTCAGATACCACATTTACATTAAACAGAACAGTAAGTTCAGTACAAGATGTGCTTGTTTCTGTAGATGGTGTTGTACAAGATACATCTGCATATACCATACCAGATGGCACGACATTGACATTTACTGCTGCACCTAGTTCTGGAACTGCAAATATCTTTGTAAACTTTTTAGCACCACAAACTGGTACAGTAACACCAGCAGCCGAGAACAAAGGTAATTTTAAGGCAGGTGGCTTGTTTAGAACTAATGCACAAAACTTAACTGCAAACACTACAATACTAGCCACAGAAAATGCACAAGTTACTGGAACATTTACAATAGATAGTGGTGTTACATTAACTATAAATAGTGGTGGAAGGTTGGTGGTATCGTGAGTATACTTAAGGTAGACGCAATACAAAGTAGAGGTAGCTCAGAATCAGCGATAACATTTAATGGAGGTCTTCTCACGCCAAGAAGTGTCATAATGCAAGTACAAGCATCAAATACAGACATATCTCACTCATCATCATCAACAAAAGTTGAATGGGAATCTGTAGAAATAGATACTGTTAATGGTTGGGATAGTTCAAATAATAGATACACACCATCTGTAGCTGGTTATTATCAGTTTGGTGGCACACTAAGGGTTTCGGTAGTAAGCAGTAATCCTAATCAGTTTTTTTTAGTCAAAGTTTTAAAAAATGGAGATGACAATAAAAGACATGCTATTCAACTAAATTTTAATTCTGATCTTCTTTTGAATAATAACGTTCCAATACCATCTGGAATTGTGGAGCTAAATGGTTCTACAGACTATATAGAAGTACATTTTGCTAGTGATGAGGGTACAGTCTTACATGATAGTAGTAGTATGGGATCATATTTCTTTGCAACATTAGTTCATGCGACATAGGAGCAGACATGAGTGAAGTAATACTAGACACAATCACAGGCAAGTCCACTGCAACAACCATAACCATTGGCTCAA